AACTCCACCAGCGGCAAGTCCTGCTGTTTGAGTTCCAGCTGCTCCAATACCTCTTCTGGCTGTAGCTAAATTTCCACCTGGTCCCCACGTTGAACCATTATATTCTTCTGTTGCTGCTGAAAGAGCAGTTACAGCTCCTCCAAATACTAAAGCTGCAGTTTGAGTTCCACATCCCCCTGAATCTCTTCTAGCTGTTCCCATATTCCCACCAGCTGCCCACGCTGCGGCTGTGATGACAGTTGATGCAAAATTGTATTCTTCTGTTGCTGCTGTAATAGATGGATTTACTCCACCAAAAGCAAGTGCTGCTGTTTGAGTGCCTGCAGCAGCTAAAACATATCTTCCCATTCCTAATGAACCAGTTGCTGACCAACTTGTACCATTATAAGCTTCTACTGTAGCTTGAGCACCAGGACTTCCTCCTATAGCTAAAGCCGCTGTTTGAGTACCTGCTCCTGATAATTCTCTTCTTGAATTATTTAAAGAATTAACTGTAGTCCAAGTTGTACCATTGTAAGCTTCTGTTGCTGTTGTAGAGCCCCCTGCTGGTGGATATCCACCAAATCCTAAAGCTGCTGTTTGAAGTCCAGCTCCTGCTAATAAACCTCTTGTAGTATTCATAGTTCCACCTGATGTCCAACTTGTACCGTCATATTTTTCTGTTGAATTTGAATTACTAGTGAAAGGCCAAGTGCTACCACCAAATTTTAAAGCTGCGGTTTGAGTACCTGCTGAACCCATTATAAAAGTACCCGTAGCTACATTTCCTGAAGTAGTCCAAGTTGTACCATCATATTTTTCAGTAGCTGTTGTATTACTACCTGGACCAGGTGCTCCACTAAATCCTACAGCAGCAGTTTGAGTACCTGCTGATCCTAAACCATATCTTGCTGTTGTCATATTTCCACCAAGAGACCATCCTGATCCGTTATATTCTTCTGTTGCAGTTGATACTGGAGGAAGTAATCCACCGAAAGCTAAAGCTGCTGTTTGAGTGCCTGCGCCACCTTCTCCTGCTCTAGCCGTAATTAAAGGTGATGCTGAACTCCATGATCCTGACGATAAAACACTCTTAAATGTCCCTGAAGTTGTATTATACCAAATTTGTCCTTCAGCATCGGATGTTGGATCTGAACTATAGTTCTTAACGTATTTACCAAAAATTTCTTTGTATGTTGTCATATTATGATGTTGTTATTTTTTTAGTTGATAGAAATGCTCCTGTAAATTCTTCGGTTGCGTTTGTATTGGCTGGAACAGTTGATCCTCCAAAAGCCAACGATGCTGATGAAGGTGCAGAATTTGCTCCTCCTAAACTAAATCTTGCAGTTGTTAATGAAGAAGTTGTAGTCCAAGCCGAACCATCATATAGTTCTGCACTTGAAATAGTAGATCCAGGTGGATTATATCCTCCAAAACCTATACTTGAAGTTTGTGTACCTGATCCAGATAAATTTCCTCTAGCTGTATTCATATTTCCACCTGCTGTCCATGATGATCCATCATATTCTTCTGTTGAAGTTGAAGAAACACCTCCAGTAATTGCTCCTCCAAAAGCTAAAGCAGATGTTTGAATTCCTGTTCCTCCTACTGCATTTTTAGCTGTTGGTAAATTTCCACCAGCAGTCCAAGTAGAACCATCATATTCTTCTGTTGAGGCAAGAACTGTTGCACCACCTGGAACGTTACCAGCAATTGCTAATCCTGCTGTTTGTGTACCTGCTCCTGCTACTTGTTGTCTAGATGTCCCTAAACTTCCACCAGGTCCCCAAGATGATCCATCATATTCATATGTTGCACCAGTTAAACCTGTAGAAACTCCACCAAAAGCTACAGCAGAAGTTTGTGTTCCTGCTCCACCCATAGCACGAGTTGCTGTTGGTAAATTTCCTCCTGCTGCCCAAGCGCTACCATCGTATTCTTCTGTTGAATTTCTATTACCACTTCCATTTGTGTATCCACCAATTCCTAAACCAACTGTTTGCGTTCCTGCGCCTGCTAAAAGTTGTCTAGTAGTTCCCATGTTTCCACCTGCAGCCCAAGCAGCAGCAACTAATTGATAACCTTTCAAAACTCCAATTGTATTATTATACCAGATCTGACCTGCTTCTGGATTAGATGGATCTGATGATACTGACTGAATTGCAGTACCGCGTATTTCTTTAAAGGTTGTCATTTCAAACCTCCGTTAATTATTCTGTAACAGCCAACCTTGAGTATTGTCAACAAATACAAGTGTGAATCCTGCTCTTTCTGTTGCAACTGTTAAATCTGTTGCTGAACCTTGGATGGGCTTACCATTTCTTGCTACTGTAAAATTATTGGTGTCAAACGTTCCAGCATAATCAATGAATGATACGAAATCTCCAATTGTAGGTGAAGATGGTAACGTTGCTGTGATTGTAGTTGAAGTTGTATCTACAAAATATCCTTCTTTTGCAGTTACGTTAAAGTTTGAAGTTTTAACTGCTTGCCACGCAGCGCCGCCTGATACAGTTGCGAAAGATAAATTACCTGAACCATCAGTTTGTAGAACTTGATTAGCTGTTCCTGTTGTTGCCGGTAAAGTTAATGTATAATTTGAAGTAATAGTAGTTGGTGCATGAAGTGCAACATAATTAGAATTATCAGAATCACCTAATCTTAAATCACCTTGTGATCCTATTTGAACATTAGTTCCATCAAAAGTAAAATTAGTTGAACCTGCAAATACTCCACCATTATTATATTGAATAGCATTTGTAGTGCCACCTGGTGTAGTATCAGGAACTGCAGAAATAACTGAAGTTGTATTTGGATTTACGATAACATAATTTTTAGAACCTGTTGCAATAGATACAGTTGTAGAACCACCTGATGAAATAGTAGCAGTTGCTCCTGAATTATTTATAATTACGTAATCTTTTTCAATATTAGGAACTGTAATTGTAACTGTAGTTGCAGATAATGCTCCGTTAAGAATAATAGTTTTATTTCTACCTGCTTCGTCTGTGTAAGTTGTAGAAGATGAATTTGTTGTGAATGCTAAAGTTGTACTACCTGTAACTGTAAGTGTAAAAACACCTGCGATTGCATTATCAATATCTTGTAGGTTAACGTTTGTAATGGCTCCCCATGTTCCAGAGTTTTCGCCAGTTGCTTGTAAGTTTAAACCTAAATTACTAAATGTACTTGCCATATTAAATTCTCCATATCACGTTTAATTGGTTATATCAACCCATGTTTGACCAGTAGTCGGGTTTATAGCAGACCAGCTTTGACCTGTTGTTGGGTTTATTATAACCCAGCCGTATATAGTAGGATTTCCAGCACTTAAAGTCAATTGATTTGATGTAGGTATAATAACTTGATCTGTTGAAATTATTATGTTTCCAACGCCTACAGTAACTTGATTTCCTGTTACATAGTATCTTGATTCTATATTAACATTGCCAACACTGATACTTACACTTGATCCAGTAGCTGTAGTTCTAGATCCTAAAGATAATGTAGGAGTTCCAGTTTCAATATTTACCTGATTTCCATCTACATCAAAATTAGCATCAGTAATAATTGTAGGTGTTCCAGCTAATAAATTAACACTTGATCCTGTAATATCTACAACAGTTGGTAAAGCAATAGTAACTTGACCTGTTCCAATTTGAACAGAAGAACCAGTTGCTGTAATTATATTATCTAAACTAAATGAAACAGTTCCAGTTTGTAAATCTAATTCTTGACCAACAACTGCATCTGTTACAGTTCCACCAGCTATAATATTTGGATTCTGTACTAATAAATCTAATAAATTTGTAGTTGCATCTATATTAGATTTACCAATAATAGTTGCATTACCAATTGTTAATGTTAAACCATTTCCAGTTACTTCAACAACTGCTTTGCCTGAAAATTCTATTGTTCCTGTTTGTAATTGTAAATCATTTCCAACTAAAGTTACTTCAGCTTTAGCTGCTACTAATACTGGTCCTGAATTTAATGATAATGCTGGATAAGGTACGGATTCATTCCACGGTCCTTCACCAAAAGATGCTCTACCCCAACCTTGTTGAATACCAACTTCTACAACTACATCAGTAGTCTGTTGACCCCACTCCCCCTGACTCCATGGATGTATTCCCCAAGTATTATTAGCCATAATTTTTTATGGCGGACTACTACGATATTCTCAAGATTGCGCTTGTTGAATTCGCTGCTGGGAACTGAATAGTAAAGTCGCCGTTAGTTGAAGTTTTGCTGCCACCAAAATCTAATACTACAACTGCTTTAGATGATTGAGTTGTATTATAGATTAAAGCACACGATGCTGTAATAGTTGCTGTTGAAAAAGTTGCATCAGCAAAATCTACATAAGAAATATTTTGTCCAACTGCAACACCTAAATTAGATAAAGTTGTTCCACCTGCAGAATATCCTGTACCACTAACTTCGTTAGTTACTGTATATGCAGTAGTTCCTGTTGAAGTGAAAGCTGTAACAGTTGAATATAATGCTAATCTAAAAACGTTTCCGCCTGGTGTTGAAAAATTATGAACTGCTTCAAAAAGTTCTTCTTTAAAACTGTCTGGTACTATATTTGCCATATTAACTCCTTAATTATTTTCCTGGTGGCGGAGAATCTACTACAACTCTAGGCTCGCCGTCAACATATTCGTCTCTTCTTCTTCTACCTGTTTGTTCAACACCAAATGATTCTCTGGCTTGTTGATATGATTGTTCATATACTTGTATCATATTATCAGGACCTTTCAAGTATTTATATGCTTCTACTAAAGAACCGTAAAGAAGTAAATCTTGGGCATAAGTAGATATATAAGTAGTTGAAGTTGCTGAATTTCCAGCAGTTATAGAAGTTCCTTGTGAATAATAAGCAATATTAATTGTATATGTTGTATTAGGAGTCGGTGCTACAAACCATGTAGTTTCATTCCAGTTTGCCCAAACTCTTGGTTTATCATAGTAAGTAGAAGATGCTGGAAAGTTATTAAACTCTGCCATGTAAGAACTATCTTTTTGTTCTAATGTAGTAAATTCTCCATTTGGAGAAATCATTTCAACATATCTAATATTACGAAGTCCTGCTGGAACAGATATAGCTGTAGATCCAGCTGTTGTAACAGCTGATGCATATAATCTAAAAGCATCAATATTTAATTCTCTATAAATTCTATTTTCTGTATTTTGAACAATAACTGAAACTGTAGAATCAGATAATCCATTGCTATCTACTTCTGTGTAGTTTCTAATTTGAGTTACTAATTGTGAATACGTAAGTGCCATAATTTATATTGTCTGTGCTGTTGCAGATCCTCCGCCAATTGTAGTAGTTATTGCACCTGTTCCTGATGCTGCATTAAATCTATAATTGTCTGCATTAACAACTGTTATACTATATCCTATTGATCTTGTTAATACAGATTGTTGAAATCCTGAAGAAGTTAAAAAAGCATTAACTACAGTTAAGTTTTGGAATTTAACAGTATTACCAGTTATTTTTCCATGATTTGGTTGATTTACTGTAAGAGTTGAACTTCCGGCAGTAACTTCAAAAGCATTATTAGGTAATGCAACAGCAGCAGGTCCTACAGATACTCTACTACCACCAAAATATCCATTAGCCGTTGCAGTTCCACTTGCATTAAAATTATATTGATTAGTATTAAGTACAGTTATTGAATATCCAAATGTTGTATTTAATACTGCTTGTGTAAATCCATTTGCAGCACTTACACTTGTAAATACAACTTGATTACCAGTTGTCTTTTCATGACCAGGTTCATTAACTAAAATTGTAGAACTTCCTAAAGTTGCAAGTAAAGGATTGTAAGCTAATAACACAACCGATAACGGTTCAGTTCTGTCTGGTCTTGCATTCAATAATCCTTGCGGATCATTTCCTGGAACTTTTGGTTCTAATTGAGGCTGTTTTGGTTCGTATTCTGAAGTGTGAACGAATGATCCATTCCACTCGGTAACCATTTCGTCATACGGGAAGCGCTGGCCAGATCTATCTGATATGGCATAGGATTTCTTACCTGTAGCAAACGTTGTCATTATACACCATCTCCATAAAATGTTTTTGGTGATATAAATAATGAAGTTCTTTGTCCGTCTTCTTGTAAAGCTCTTTGTAATTCATCTTCATAAATTAATTTTAACATTTCAGATTTTTCAGGCTTGTAAGTAATACTTAAATAATAAGCGAGTCCTGAAGTTAGACATGGTAAAAATCTAAATACAACATCTGGTGTATTTGTATATTTTCCAGCATCTTCAATTCTTGCAAGATAATAAAATCTTAATTGATAATTGCTTGGTGTGCTTTGGCTAGAAAATCCAGGTCCTGGTGTTTGATATAAAAATATACTTGGTTGATATGTTCTTTGAACATAATACTGTGATGGTGTTCCTTGAGATAATTTATTAGGTAAAGCTGCATATGCAGATCTATCTATTTTAGTTAATGAAGTATCTGTTGGTAATGAAGCATTTGGAGAAGTATTATTTCTAATATAAGCTTCTAATACATCGTTAATATCATTTGGATAATTT